TTTTAGATATTCAGAGGACAACGATGAGGAAGAATAAAGAAATATTTTTAGGTAAGATGTCATTTTTATCTGATCCTTTTATTAATCTAACTGAAACTACCTTACATGGAGCAAATCCTAATTCTGATACAGGATTGGTGACTTATGTAGATGTTCTTGATTGTGGACACGTTTCATATGTTGACCACATGGGAACCGATTTGACTGTAGTGAATGCTGCTCGAGTTTCCTTTTCAAAAGAAAGTACATGGATTAAGAAAAAAATCTATGATTACATAGAAGAGGCAGATGAACATGTTTTAGAAAGAGATGCATTATCAGATAGAGATAAGAAGTTAATTTCATATCTTGCAGAACATAATCACTGGACTCCTTTCGGTCATCCTCAAGTCACAATCAGAATTAAAACTCCTATTTTTATACGAGCACAACTAGGTAAACATCAAGTTGGTTTGGTCATGAACGAGATAAGCAGAAGATATGTAACATATGAACCAGAATATTACACTCCTGCTTGGAGAACTGCTCCTACTGATGGGGCAAAGCAAGGAAGTTCTAGTTTTATGTTTGATACAGATAGTGAAGAGAAATGCAAAGAATTAGATAGAAAATACGAATCAATTGTTGATTCCTGTCATGCAATGTACAACGAATTGATAGAAATGGGAGTAGCACCAGAACAAGCAAGATCTATTTTGCCACAAAACATGTATACCGAATGGTGGTGGACAGGATCGTTATATGCTTTTTCTAGGATATACAATCAAAGAATTGAAATACATTCTCAGTGGGAAGCAAGAGAATATGCAAGAGCAATTGGTCAAGTTCTTTCTTCTCTTTTTCCTGTATCTTGGAAAGCTCTGACAAAAAAAGCATAAATATATGCATTCAGATATAATTAGGAGAATAAAATGAAAAGTAAAATGTCATTGTATAATGAATTTATACATTTGTCTAGATATTCAAGGTGGTTAGAGGACGAAAAGAGAAGAGAAACTTGGGAAGAAACAGTACAAAGATATTTTACTTTTTTTAAGAAATATTTAAAAGAAAATTATAAATACATACTGGATGAGAACCTAGAAGTTGAATTAAAAGAAGCAATTCTTAATCTTGAAGTAATGCCCTCTATGAGGGCATTGATGACCGCAGGCGAAGCCCTTGAGAGAGAAAATGTAGCAGGTTATAATTGCTCTTATGTCAATGTAAACAGACTAAGAGCATTTGATGAAATTCTTTATATTCTCATGAATGGTACAGGAGTAGGATTCAGTGTTGAAAGAGAATCAGTCAGTAAACTTCCTACTATCTCTGAGGAATTCACTCAGAGCGATACTACAATCGTTGTTCAAGACTCGAAACTTGGATGGGCAAGGGCATTCAAGGAACTTGTATCCTTACTTGTTGGTGGTCAGGTTCCAAGATGGGACTTATCAAAAATTCGTCCTGCGGGAGCAAGACTTAAGACCTTTGGTGGTAGAGCGTCTGGCCCAGAACCCTTGGATGATTTGTTCACTTTCACAGTTGAAACTTTTCGTAAGGCTGCGGGAAGAAAGCTTACAACAATCGAGTGCCATGATATCATCTGCAAGATTGCTGAAATTGTCGTCGTAGGTGGTGTTCGTAGATCTGCTCTGATTTCGCTATCATCTTTGACCGATGAAAGATTGAGAGATGCAAAGAGCGGGGCTTGGTGGGAAGCAAACCCACAAAGAGCACTCGCAAACAATTCTGTTGTTTATAAAGAAAGACCAGAAATTGGAACATTCATGGAAGAATGGATCTCTCTTTATAAGTCCAAGAGCGGAGAAAGAGGTATTTTTAATCGTTCCGCTGCAAAGAAGCAATGTGAAAGAGCAGGAAAACTAAGAGGAGATGAAGGCCCAGAAAGAAATCCTAATTATGATTTTGGGACTAATCCATGTTCTGAAATTGTTCTTAGAGATCGTGAGTTCTGTAATCTTTCTGAAGTTGTAGTCAGAAACGAAGACAATCTGAAAACACTAAAGAGAAAAGTAAGACTTGCTACCATACTTGGAACAATTCAATCAACACTTACTAATTTTAAATATATTTCTAGTGAGTGGAGTAACAATTGTGACGAAGAAAGACTTCTTGGTGTTTCTTTGACAGGAATCATGGATAATGAACTCACTTCCGGGTTAAAGGACAAAGAAGAACTTAGAAAGATACTAAGAGAACTCCGAAAGGAAGCAATAAAGACAAATAAAGAATTTGCTTCTAAACTAAAAATAAATGAGTCTGTTGCGATAACTTGTGTGAAACCATCAGGGACAGTATCGGCTCTTGTCAACTCCTCTTCGGGTATTCATGCAAGACATAACCCTTATTACATTCGTACTGTCAGAGCAGACACAAAAGATCCATTATGTATCTTTATGAAAGAAAAAGGGTTTCCTTGTGAACCATGTGTAATGAAGCCAGATCATACTATGGTGTTTTCTTTCCCAATGAAGTCTCCAGATCATGCTGTCTGTAGAAAAGATTTAACAGCAATTCAACAACTTGAATTGTGGTTATTATATCAAAAAGAATGGTGTGACCATAAACCAAGCATTACTGTTTCTGTACAAGAGCACGAATGGATGAATGTTGGTTCTTGGGTGTGGGATCATTTTGATGAGATGTCAGGTGTTTCATTCTTGCCCTTCTCAGATCACACATATCGACAAGCACCTTTCCAAGATTGTGATGAAAAAGAATACAACACTTTATTGGAGAAGATGCCTAAAGATGTTGATTGGTCTGAATTATCTTCATATGAAAACCAAGACAACACAATAGGATCTCAAGAGTTAGCATGTTCTGGTAATTCATGTGAGATAGTAGATATCGTCAGTAAATAAAAATTAAATTATTCTAATTTAGAACCCCCGAACTTACTAGAAGTTCGGGGGTTTTTGTATTATAAATACTATTATGAATATAGCAGGTATAGATTATTCTTTGCGTTGTCCATGTATTTGCAAAATAAATGTGGACTATACTTTTCATTTTGAAAATTGTAATTTTAATTACATAACAGACGTTGTAAAGTATCAAAGAGATACAGAGAATATAAAAGGATCTAAATACGAGGACTGGACCGAAGATCTACAGAGATACGAAACCTTAGCAGATTGGGTTGTTCAGTTCATAGGAGATTGTGATCAAGTGGCGTTAGAAGGTTATTCCTATTCATCAAGTGGTAGAGTTTTTCATATAGCAGAAAACACAGGAATATTAAAATATAAATTGTATCAGTTATCCATACCTCTTACTATATTTCCTCCAAGTGAAATTAAAAAATTTGCAACAGGAAAAGGAAATGCAGATAAAGAAAAGATGTATACTTCTTTTACGGAAGAAACAGGAATAGACTTAAAAAACAAGATAGACTACACAAGAGAAAAAATAGAAAGTCCATTAGCAGATATAGTCGATTCTTTCTATATTTGTAAAAAATTATGGAGTACAATTAAAATATGAACATAATATATGTCAAAAAAAGAAGAAAACCTGGACCACTGATAGGACACTGGAAATTAGACGAGACATCGGGGACGGTCGCGGCAGATTCGAGCGGCTACGGCAACGACGGGACCATCTACAACAACGTCACCTTTGAGGCGGGTCGGATCGGCGGCTCGTACAAGTTCACTGGATCTGCCGCCAATCAGTACGTCGGAATCCCGCACAGCACTTCGCTAAACCTCGGGAACGGCGGCTCGTACACGGTCGCGTTCTGGGTCAAGGTCAATAGCCTGACCTCGCAGTTTCAGCACTTCATCAGCAAGAGCGACGGCACCAACGCCAAGAGTCCGTTTGAGGTGTATATGAACACGCGAGGACCGAAGTCAAGCACGCTGGAGATCACGGGTTCCATCAAGAATAACATCATAGGGTGGCCTAACAACCAGGTGGTCTACACGCGATCAAAGACAGGATTCGTGAACGTCTGGCATCACGTCGCGTTGCTTCGGAACGGGAACTCAATGTCGATCTACTTCGGCGGCGTTCACCGAAACACTGTGTCGCCTGCAATCAACGACGCATCGAATACGCGGTTTATCACGCTCGGTCAGCGAAGTGATTCGAACATCTGGCTCGACGGGAATCTCGACGACGTTCGGATCTACAACACCAACCTTTCGTCAACGCAGATCGCTGCTCTGGCATCAATGTAAGTACATTAGTTTCTATTCTTTAGTATCTTTATTTAAAAGATAAGTATATAAACCAAGGATATAAATTAAAATATGAACATAATATATGTCAAAAAAAGAAGAAAACTAGGATATGGATTTCCTGTATTAGATGCATCAGGAGATAATTTCCAAGCTTTTACAGATGCTGTTACTAAATATACGAATGATAACACTTCACAGAGCAACACCAACACCTCAGTTATATTTTCTGATGATGAAAACACAAGTCCTACTTACTGGACTGTTGATTCTTCTTATAGATATGCACGGGGTGCAGTAGATAAAAATGGAATTGTGTTTGTAGCACCTAGATCAAACGAATCTTGTTTTACAATAGATACTTCCAATGATGATATTAATATATTCGATCATCCCACAACTAGTTTTTCTAATACTAGTTATTGGGGTTCCTTTGCAAGGTTTAACCATTCAATGTATAGTCCAAGTGATGATATCATGTATTCTTTTGGTAATTATGGAGGAAAAGTTTTAAAATATACACACTCAAATTTTACATTTGATGAAATAACATTAGCCAGTTCTTTTGCTAAAATATCTAAAACTATATGGTATGATGGTGTCATATATTGTTTTAGAGAAGCAGATACCGGAAATAGAGTCAATACCATATGGACAGGGGACACTTCAACTGATACTTGGACATATAAATCTGTAACAAATGGATTGGAAAAAAGTAATGCGGTTGCCTATCAATTGGGTCCAGGTGGTTATGTTTATAGATTTGGATTGAATAAAATAGAAAAAATACAATTGAACGGAGCAGGAAATGATGTGACTGCTTCTGTTCTTGATACATATACCGATACAGATGGTCTTGGTTATTATGGTCCTGTTGACAATTTGAGTAGTTGTGTGGGTCCAGATGGGTATATGTATATTTTTTCTTCTTCTAGATCTTCTGCAGGAAACAATGACTCTGATTATTTTATAATGAAATTTGATCCTTTCAATGAAACATATGAAATGATTTCCATGAAAAGATCCACTTTAACAGAAGGAGATTCTATTCCTGGGAATAATTCTGCAACAATACAACCACAATTATGTCCAGATGGTAAAATTATGGTGAATTGTTATTATGGTCGTTTTCACTGGAATAGAGGAGCATGGAGAGAGACAAAAAATCCGGGATTATGGAATCCTTCTTCTGGGGAATGGGAAGCGACACCTTCTTGGGGAACTATACCCTCTCAGTGGGGATTACATCAGAAAGTAGGGATTGGAAAAAAGGGCAATATGTATTTAAGCCCGGCTAGGCATAGATTAAATAGTACAACTGGTTATTATGAGGCTGCTTTGAAATTTAGAGATGATGCAGATGTGGCACCACCAAAAGAATTTTTTGCTAGTTCTATTCTTTAGTGTCTTTATTTAAAAGATAAGTATATAAAGCAAGACCAGCAACAGAAACTAGCCATATAGAAAACCAAAGTATATTGATTTTCATTGATACTTCTGGCATATCTTGGTTTGTTATTATATAACCTTTTGGGTCATTTTCATCAACTATAATAGGTGTTGCTTTACACGCCGTAAGAAAAAGCAAAGTAAGTGGTATTAGTTTTTTCATGATTTGTTAGATGCCGATGCAGAGCCAAAATAGAAACCAACAATCGCAAGAAGTGTCTGCTTCATTTCTTGTGTATAAACAAATCCCTGTAATTGAACGAACACTTTACGAGTGTATTCAGGAATCAATCCGAATAATGTTTCAGGGTTGTTCTCATTCGTTTCAATGAATGTTTGCATACCAAATAAAGGGGCAACAAACGGAGCAAGAACGGAAGAGAATAAAATACAAATCACTATCAACCTTCTTGTAATTTTTCCGACATCAATAGGAACTCTACTAGAAGCAGCGTCTTGATTTTCTCTGTTCTTATCAAGAATAGTTATGAGTCGGTTGAAATTTTCTGCTTCTGTTTGTCTTTTCTCTGCCATGTATCGGAAAAGGAATCCTGTTATTCCTCCTCCAATAAGAGATAATAATTCCATGTTCATACTTCACCTCACATTGGGAATCTTAGTTTTCTTTTCTTTCTTCTTTTCTTTCTTTTTACTTCTATTCTTCTGAACATTCTACCTAGCATTGGATCAAAGGAATCTATTCCTGTTGTACTTGGTCCTGAGTTGGGAACTCCTAGATTTGTACCCATGACTCCTTGTAGACTTGAACCTGCTCCTGCTACGGCATTTGCTCCAGATGCAGGAACACCATATGACATATCTTCTTTTACGTTAAGAGAAAGAGATCCTAATTTATTGGACATTGCAAGAGATCTCATTCTTGAATATAGTATTCTATCACTTGAAATGGTGTCGATTAGATTACGAAGAAAACTTAACAACTGTGCTCTTACCTTTGGATTAGATGTTCTTATCCTAGCATAGTTCAAGTCCCAGATAACTTTCTGAGCATCAATAGAACTAAAGCCTGCTAGATTAAGAAGAAAATACAACTTTCTTGGATCTTTCAATACTTGACCCATGAAAGCATTCATAAATGCTGCATCGT